AATCAGTTCGAGCTGACGCAGCGCAAGGAAGAGCAGCTGCTGCAGCTCGGCCCCGTGCTCGAAAACGTCTTCGGCGATCAGCTCGGCCCGACCATCGACCGCACCTTCGATATTCTGGCGGCCCGCGACGAACTGCCCCCGCCGCCGCCGGAGCTGCAGGGAACCGAGCTGAAGGTCGAGTACATTTCCACGCTCGCTCAGGCGCAGCAGGCGGTCGCCACCGGCGCCATCGAGCGCGGCGTCGCCTTCATGGGCCAGGTCTCGGCGGTCAAGCCGGAAGCGCTTGATAAACTCGATGTCGACGAGGCGATCGACCTCTATTTCGATGCGATCGGCGCGCCGCCCTCGATGATCCTCGCCGACGACAAGGTGGAGGATATGCGCGCCCAGCGGGCGCAGCAGATGCAGGCGGCGCAGACGGCGCAGATGGCCTCGCAGGTCGCACCCGCCCTTAATCAGGGCGCCAAGGCCGCACAGGTGCTGGCCGATGCCAATGACAACCCGAACGGTGCAGCGCTGCTGCGCCAGTTGGGGCTCGCATGATGGATCATTTTAAGGATCAACCATCCATCCCCCAAACCATTCAGCGAGACGAAATCACGACGGCGTTTCGCGAGGTCTTCGCGACCGCCTCCGGCAAGCGCGTGCTGTTCTGGATGCTGGAACAATGCGCCGTCTACCAGGAGGCCTACGCGGGAGAGCTTGGCAACGCGACGCATTACACGCTCGGAAAACAGGGCGTCGGCCGCCGGCTGATCGCCGAGCTCGATCGCATCGACCCGACGCTCTATCCGCGCCTGCTGCTCGCCATCGCGGATCTCAAGGCAAGTGACAAGGCAGCGGCGGCAAGCCGCGCCGCAAACGAGGAAGGCGAAGACCATGATATCGATGCTTAGCAGGAGCCTCTTTCCGGCCGTTCTGCGCAGTGCCGAGGGAACCGGCAGCGGTGGCGGCGATCTGGGCGAAAGCGCCTCACCCGAGACCATCCTGTTTCCGGACGACGCGCCATCACCGGATGGTGACAGCGGTGGCGGCGATCTGGGCGAAAGCGCCTCACCCGAGACCATCCTGTTTCCGGACGACGCGCCATCACCGGATGGTGACAGCGGTGGCGACGATCATGCCGACGCTGCCGATCATGACACCGGCAAGCCCGACGACGCAGCCGGCGACGACCCGGCAGATCGCGTCCCCGACGATGGCCGCTATTCGCTCACCATGCCTGAAGGCGTCGAGCTCGACCGGGAACTGGCCGACGCCCTCGGCCCGGATTTCCACGCCATGGGCCTGACCAACCGGCAGGCACAGCAGCTGGCCGACCGCTTCATCGAGATCCAGGGCCGCCGCGGCAAGGCCGCGTCCGAAGCCTGGGCCGGCCGCGTTCAGGGCTGGGCGGACGAGGCGCGCAGGGACCGCGAGATCGGCGGGGCGAAATGGAGCGGCACCGTGGGCTCCGCCCAGCGCGCGCTCTCCCGTCTCGGCACGCCGGCGCTGCGCGAGTACCTGAATTCCAGCGGCGGCGGCAACCACCCCGAAATGATCAGAATTTTCGCAAAGGTCGGATCGATGATCCAGGAGGACAACCCACCGAACGGCGGCGCGGGCGGAAACGGCAGGAAAGCCGAAACCGCGCACCTGATGTTTCCCAAAGACGCACCGAAGGGCTGATAAGACATGGCCACCATTGGCAGCTACTACCCCAATCTCGTTGACGCATTCAAAGGCTCTGCCGAAGGCGCCGTCATCGAGCTTCTCTCCCAGCAGAACCCGATCCTCGACGACGCGATGGCCGTCGAATGCAACATGGATGCCGTGCACCGCCATATGGTGCGCACCGGCCTGCCCTCCGTCTCCTGGGGCCGGCTCTACCAGGGCATCAAGCAGTCCAAGGCCACCATGCAGCAGGTGGACGATACGACGGGCTTCGTGCATGCCCGCTCCGAAATCGACATGCGCCTGCTCGATCTGGCACCCGACAAGGCGAAAGCGCGTCTCGTCGACACCATGCCCTTCATCGAGTCGCTGAGCCAGGAAATGGCCTCGGGCCTCTTCTACCATGACACCGCGACGACGCCGGAAAAGTTCAAGGGCCTCTCTGCCCGCTACGCCGCCTATAACCCCAACCTGCCGAACGTGGCGCAGCCGAACATCGCCAACCAGGTGGTCAATGGCGGCGGCACCGGCGCCGACAACACCTCTATCTGGTTCGTCACCTGGGGCGACCATGCCACCCACCTGCTCTATCCCAAGGGCACCAAGGCCGGCGTGAAGATCGACGACAAGGGCGAGCAGCGCGTGCTCGATGCCAATGGCGATCCCTACTATGCCAAGGAAACGCTCTATACCTGGCATATCGGTGCCGCCGTGAAGGACTGGCGCTACAATGCCCGCGTCGCCAATATCGACGTCTCCGACATGATGGCCGGCAGCGTCGATCTCTGGGCGCTGATGCGCAAGGGCTACTATCGCCTGCAGTCGCGCCGGCTGAATGCCAAGGCAAGCCGCATCGCCATCTACATGAACAAGGACGTGCTCGAAGTGCTCGACGTGCAGTCGTCAGACCGCGCGCTGACCTCCGACCGGCAGAACACGGTGCACCTGACCACGCAGTTCGTCGAGGGCCAGGAAGTGAAGTTCTATCGCGGCATCCCGATCCGCGAGACGGACGCCATCCTCAACACCGAAGCCGCCGTTCCGGCGCTCGCCTGATCGTCTCCACCCAGTCCCGCCGCCGAAAGCGGCGGGCGACCCTCTCTTGAATAAGTCCCGCCGTCTTCGCACGGCGGGCGACCCTCCTTCAACGAAAGGCACATCCCATGATTTTCGACCGGCAGACGCTGCTTTCGGACGCGCAGGTTATCACCGCAACCGGCCCCAGCACCAATGTCATCAATCTCGGCCCGATCAAGCAGGGCCTGACCCGCGATATCGGCAAGGGCGAACCGATCCCCTTCCTCATGCAGGTGGTGGAAAGCTTCAACAACCTCACCTCGCTCACTGTGACCATCCAGACCGACGACAACGAGGCCTTCGCCTCGCCGAAAGCGGTCATCACCACGACCCTCAACCTCGCCGATCTCAAGGCCGGCAAGATCATCCCGCCGAGCCATATTCCGCGCGGCACGGACGAGCTCTACCTGCGCCTGCTCTACACCGTGACCGGGACGGCCCCCACCACGGGCAAGATCACCGCCGGCTTCACCGCAGGGGTTCCCTCGCATGGTTGATGTCGTCGCCACCGAGCGTGGCTATTTCGGCGGCGCCAGACGCGACCCCGGCGAGCGTTTCGGCCTGCCGGACGCGCTCTGGAAGGACGAAAAGCGCCGCCCGAAATGGGTGCGTCTCGCCCGATCCGGCGCAAAGGCGGAAGCGGAGCCGGCCGATAAAAAGCCATCCGCAAAGCCCGCCAAGCCCAGCACGCCTCCCGAGCCAACTGGCAACGGCGTGCAGGAAGCGCTTGGCGGCCCCGCCCCGGACTGGGTGGCGCCGGAAATCCAGAACTCCTCCCAGCCTGGCGATTGACACCCTCTGATCGACAGGCCAACTCGGGCGGCTTCGGCCGCTCTTTTTTCTCTTCGAGCGAAGGCAGCGCACCGATGGCGAAACTCTATAATATGCAGCGCGTCCAGGGCGTCGTCATCGTTCCCGACGGCACGCGCATGTTCAACAACCGCCCTGTCATCGGCATCCGCGATGTGGGCGACACCACCCTGTTTGCCGATAACAAGCCTGTCCTCGGCGTCGAGATCGTCACCGATGGCGCGACCGTCCATAACGACCTGCCCGTGCTCGGCGGCGTCAGGATATCGGACGGGCGCAGCCTCTACGGCAATGCGCCGATCATTCCGGTCAAGGGCGCTGACGTGCCAAGTTCGCTCTCGGATGTTTTCCTGACCGGGACGCCGATGAATACGCTTGTCATCACCGTCCAGCCCGCCACCTATAATTTCGCCCCTGATAACATCAGCCGGCAGATGCAGGTTTCCGATGACGGATCGACCGGGTGGACGGATATCGGGAGTCCGTTCAGTGGAACGACATTCACGTTGGGAACGCTGACGGGGAAATACCTGCGGGTGATCGAGACCGCCATGGCGGACACCGCGCCCGTCGAAACCACGAGCGCGGCAATCGGCCCCGTCGTGGCGTTTGTTGCACTGCCAAGCACGCCGCTTGCCGCCGGCGAGCTTCTGGGCGCTATCGGCGACAGCTACGTCGCCTACAACAACATCGATTTCAACCCCAACATCCCCGACACCACATCCGGCCGCGCCGGCTTCAGCATCGGTATCGGCTTGATCGAGTGGGCAAAGCGTCTCGACCCGCGTTTCCGTGTCGATCAGTGGTTTGATACGACGTCGCCGCTGGGGCTGAACACCTCGGGCTTCAACAACGCGAAATCGAGCGATCATCTCGCCTTTTCAGGCGCTGGCTTTCTAGGTGGTATCGTCGCCCGTCTCGATGCCTTTCTGCTTGGCGATTTCAAGGCCATGATCTTCGAAGGCGGCTCGAATACCATATCATCCGGGGACGATGGCCAGTTCTCCCTGACCTATCTGATCACCAAGTTCGACCAGGGCCTGTCGAAAATCCGCAAGGCCGGCAAACTCGCCATTGTCGTAAAGGTACCATACCGCGGTGATTGGCCTGCAGGTGACGACCGCTATGCCAAGCGTATCGCGTTCAATTCCTGGATCGCCTCGCAATCGACCCGCGATGGTATCGTGGCAATCCTCGATCTCGATACGGTGCTCGCGCCTGGTGGCGTCCCTGATACGAGCATGTATCTAGACGACAAGGTGCACCAGAGCCCGAAGGCTGCGCGCGCGATCGGCGAGGATATCGTTCTTCCGGTCATTCAGAGCCTCTTTTCTGCCGGCACCTTCATCGACCTCAACCCGGCCAACAACAACCTTGCTCCGACCGGCATATCGCAGCTCAATGGCGGCACTGCGGGGACATGGGCGAATACGAGTGCAAACCGCACCGGCACTGGACAGGTTGCCACAGGGGTTGCCATCAGCGTCCTGCGCAATGTCTCGGCCGTGGCTTCGCTCGTGGACATCGGTGGAGGCTATAAGGCCCAGCGCATCGACTACACGCCCCTTCAGGTCGATATCGGCGCCTACTTCGAGCTTCTCGCGCAGTCCATTTCCGTTCCGTTCACCCTCGATCGGACGAAATGGTATCGCGCCATGTGCGAGGTCCAGACCTTCGACGGCACGCCGGCTTTCATCGAATTGCGCTACATAACCCGCCAGGGCACGACAAACCGCTCAAGCGGCTTCAGCGGCTATCGCCTCTCCTCCGACACCTTCGTTCTCGGTATGGGACGCTCGGGAACCTACAAGCTCGTCTCCGAGCCGTTCCGATGGGATCCGGCCTGGGGAACCGCCGATCGCGTCGGGATCGAGATCCGCATCACCGGCGACCGCACCGCGCCACCATCAGCCGTTCAGTTTTCGAAGATCAAGGTCATGGAAGACATTGATCCTGTGGCACTATGGGGGTTCGGCGTGTAGCGCCCACCCATGATCGTCTTTTGAACGGAAAAAGGCCTCGCTGACTACCAACGACGGTTGGCGTCGAACTCTTCGCGCTCAAACTCAGTCATCTGACGGTAAGCCCACCTGCCGTCGATGACCTTCCGCATGACGGGGCCGGTGATCGGCATCTTTGTGTTGATGTCGGTAACATCGCTGGAGACGCGAGCGAATGCCCAGTCGTCCTCGTATCCGCCGTTCCGGTACATCATCCAGAAGCGCTTCAGCGCAGATGACAAGAAATGGAAAATGTCTTTGGCGGTTTCGCCAACGGTAGTTGTTCGCAT